TGGGCCGGGTTACAAAAAACGGTTTTGTCATGTCCTGACTCCTTTGTTAGTGGGACTATGCGTTTTTATCGGACCCCGGCCCAAAGATCAACCGAAAAATGTTGGCCCAGTTTACAGGCTCCTCCTCGAGCGCTGCCGGGTTGACCTTGTCCAGACCTTCCATGCGTAAATCCACGGCCTGCCGGGCAGGATACAGATAGACTTGGGCGGGGTCGGTCATCACCCGCTGCCGCTTCACCAGTATCCAACAGGACGCATGCTGATGCTTGGTCAGGAAGGACACCTGATGGGGGCGGAGCTCGACCGCATGGTTTGTAGTTGCTTTGAGTTCTATAAGATGAAGACCGCCTTCGGCGTCACAGATCATCAGATCGGGAACTCCCGGCATCGCCCACGTTTCTATCCTCGTCGGGATCAACTTGGTCGAGTACCTCTTCATCGCCTCCTTCACCTGACGATAGAATCCGCTTTCTCGCTTTAGAGCGGTTTGAGGCATTTGGTTCGGACTCCGGGGTAACATCGATGGTGATCGGGGCATAGCTCTGTTTAATCTCCTCCAAGGCCCGCATGACTTCGTCCTTCGACATCGAGTCAATGCTGCCGTGTCTGATCTCGGACTTACTAACGTAGATATCTCCCTGCGCCTGCCCGCGCCGATACTCGGCTTGTACCGCAGCGCTGTAAGCGCCGTTCTGCAACGCCATGTCCCGGATGGTCTGAAGGTCACGGAGGTGGCGGCGATAGCTCACGCCGTATTTTTCATCGAGCTCGGCCCGGTATTCACGGATTGCCTTGCAGACATGCGGGGAGATGTGGGGGTTGGTGAGCTCATAAGCTCGGGTATGGGAAGCGCCCGCGCTGTACCCCGCATTGATGGCCGCCTCACGCATTGTGATCTGGCCGTCCTTGGAAACAAGCTCTTTCACGAACAGTTCCTGCTTCCGGGTCAGGGGGCGATCAATAAGATCTCGGCTCTTGGCCTTGTGGGGTCGGTTTTTCATGGGCATCCTGTGGGCAGTTAATTGGCGTACATCCTATACCAAGCCCCGTCCCGGTGTATATACTCTGGAAATTTAAAAGTATTTTTTTTCGGCTCAGATGCCATTAAGCCCGATTTGGGTTCTACATATGGTTACATTATTGTATTCAAGGTGTAACCGTTAATATGTAACCTAAGAATCTATATATTCTATACAGTTACCTATACTGGTTACACGGTTACACTGGTTACGGGTAGTTTATGAAAAAATAAAAAAAATAATCTCAGAGCCCTATATAACCGTTACCGTTTTTTGTAACCCGGCTCGAGGAGCCCTGTTTTGGGCTTAACCCTTTGACCCTGTTTACTTTTCCTGTTTTTGGAACTACTCGGAAGAACCGTGGGCCGTGATTAAAGGTTACTTACGGATGCAATTAAAGGTGACGGCCAGCGGCTCTTGGTCCTGCGGCCTTTTGATTTCCGTCAGAGCGTAATAGCTCTGAAGTCCCGCTTTTCTGTTCTGGAGAACAATCAGTGCGACCCGACCTTCATTTAGGTCAACCGGTTCACTCTCGTGTTGTCCGTACCAGTGTCCACCGGGAAAGGTTTCTCCGTTCGTCTCGAAGGTATCGAGAATTAGGGGCGGCACGGAATATTCAAACTCCCAATCGTCGTCATCGTCTTTGCGAAAATAGACGTTCCAGAGCATGCACTTCTCAGTTGGGTTTTTAACCATAGGTGACTCCTTGTGTAAGAGGCCCACGGCTCATCTGAATAGTCTTTTGGGTGGAACTACTCGGAAGAACCGCGGGCCGTGGTTAGTGGTTACTGGTTAGCTTCGTTCTCGTTATTTTTCACCCACCCAGCGACATCTTCTTCGATGTCGCTGGAGGTATCTTTCATCCATTTTTCGTGGTCTGGGTGGTCCGGACCCAAATCGCCTTTTTTCATCGGCTGTATGCTGCGCCCTTTACAGAAGAACAACCCTATCGGGGTTGGTTTGCTTTCCGGGGTGGCTTCGTAGTTGAAGCCACCAAGCTCGCCGCAGTTGAGCGTGTCGCTCGGCCCGTACATCACCCTGACGGCGATGCCGCCCTTATTCCCAAGGGTGTTGGCACCGTGTTCTCTTACTGCGGCTTTGATGGCAGTTACGGGGTCAAGGGCCTTGGCCCACCCGCCGTAGTGTCCGCCCGAGAGGGCGAGAAAGGTGTATCCGTTTTTAAGTGTGTGATTGTCCATAGGTGACTCCTTGTGTGAAACGCGAAAAGCGTCATGAGGCCCACGGCTCATCTGAGTAGTTCCGATTTACGATGTCCAACAGCGCGGCGCTTTTGTCGCCTCTTCTTATTATGTCCTATTATATCGCATATCATCGATTCGGTATACATCTAATTATCCCTTATTTTTCAATGACTTATGGGACTTATCCACAGGCCCCCTAAATTAGAATGATTCCATGTGTTGGGGTCAGGGGGTTTTATGTTGCACTGCACCATAAAAGAGCTTATATCATTATAGAAGGAGATTACTAACATGCTTTTTTTCGCTGGCATCACGCTCGATGCTTTTATTTCGGACCACGGTTACCGGCGTTGGATTGCTGGTTTGTGGTCTTCCATTAAAAAAGGGGTAGTTGCCTATGGAACCGCTCGTGCTGAAAACTCTATTCGGCACCATCACGTTTTCTAAGGATGGTGTTTCGTTTGATGGCCTGACGTTTAGTTGGGACATCAAAGCAAAGTAAAAGGGGGCCGCGCGGCCCCCTTTCGTTTACCCGTTAGTTTCTTCTTCCATTTTGCGAACCACGCTGGACAGCTTGTAATGGGCATAAACCAGCTTCTGGTATTCTGACATGAGCATGTCGCCGTCGCATTCCATCATCTGAAGGACCGGGCTTTTTAAAAGCTTGTTTAGCCGCCGCAGGAACTCAGAGACGCTGACCTCTTCTTCGTGTTCCCACATCACCGTGCCGAAGATTTTTCCTCGACAACGTTTGCAACCGGGGATCTGTTCTTTAGTCTTGGTCATTTTTTGACTCCTGTGTTGTAGACGCAGACACGTTAGGTCTTACTATGGGATAATGTCAAATAAAAAAGGGGGACCCGAAGGCCCCCCTCGTTTTATGAACGTACATCCTCCAAATACTCGTAGAAGATATCCGCGAGGTACTTAACGGCGTCTTGATTGTTAAGATCAAAAACCGGCGCGGATAAATCCCCAGCGTAGGTCGCATGAGCTCTCCACTCGTTGCGCTCATGCTCGTCGAGCTCTGCAATCTTGCGGCGCTTGCCGTTGCGGATTTGAACTAGTTCAAACTTGTCAGGCATATCGCATGACTCCTCGTGATGACTAAAGAGACGGTTCTCCCGCTTTTATTATTATGATACTAGTATAGCACATGTATAAGATAATGTCAATGCGACATATTGTCGCACCCCTTATACAAATATTAGCCCCAATCGGGTCGCTCTTTTTCAACGTCGTCTACGAGGACCGTGTTGCACGAACCACAGACCACTTGATTCGCACCGTCGTAAACTCGCCCACGCGTGTGCTGCCCGCAGAAGTCACAAGGCACGAGGGCCGTGTACCAAGGTTTGTAATCTACGGGTGTGTTCATGTGTCCTTCTCCAGCGGTGACTTTCCAAACATTCGAAAGACCTTCATTGGAAAGTGCGCGACAGGTTCTATATCCGCGTCGTCCTGACGGTCTGTCCTGCCGCCAATTTTCAAGTCGAAGGGCGATGCAAAATCGCACCAGTACAGTCCATCGAGAAATTTCACTAATAGAATTGACCGCGTGCCCGTTACTTCTGACAGTCGGCGTGCGGCCATGACCTTGCCCAACGAAATCATCAGCGTGGGGTATTTGTCGTGTCGGTTGTTTCGTGTTTTTACCTCTGCAAACCCAAAAACCCTACCCTTGCGTAACATGGCGAAATCAAGGCGATAGCTTACGGGCATCTTTACGAGGTCCATGCCCTTCTCTTTCAGTGCCGTGGCGACCAAATTCTCGTTGGTCAGATCGCGCTGGTTCTCGTAGTACGGTCTCATAGTGCTGACGGTGCAATCTTATCCCAGATTTCGTAACGGCAGGACGGAGCGTGTGGCTCGTCCCAGATGCACACGGCCAGCGCTCGGTCGGGTGCGCCTCCTTTGTTGAGGTAATCCTCTCGCCACGTCAGGTTCGTGAACCGTGAAGGCCGGTGTCTGTTCCATTGCTGGTAGCCCTTACCGCATGCCCAGAGGCGCTCGTTCGTGACGAGCACCATCCGTTGCACGCCGATATCGAAGGCGTGATCGATGAAGGGGCGGATCTTATTAAACGGCGGGTTTGTTATGAGGGCAGGAGCTTCTGCTCTTCCCCACGAAAAGAAATCGTGGCCGGTGGCGATATCGTGAGAGATACAGTCGTGTCCTGCCGCAGTGATGGATTGGGCAAACCGTCCGTCCCCGGCACACGGCTCCCAGATTGTTTGCGGTTCCCAGTCTAACTTGTCGAGGATGACCTCGATGATGCTATGCGGCGTGGGATAGAAGTCTCGTGGTGCGCGGCCCGTGTCACGCGGCATCTTCATCCCCGGGCAAGACCACTCGGATGGGCCCGGCGTAGTTCGGTTTGGCGGGCTTGGGGCTGTTTTTCAGCATGACGATGAGATCGAAGGTCGAGGTGCCGGGCACGCGACGGTGGAAGAGCCAGACGGCATCCTGATCGGCAAGCTTCACATACTTGCGGAACATGTCTTTCTTTTCCGTGTAATCCAAGCGGGGTTTGCCAAACATGCGCTCTGCAAACTCGCGATGCACGTCCCATTCGATAGGGCCGCTCCTGTAGCTACGGTGCCCGATTGCCGTCCACTCGTTTGGGTGGAGGTTTAAAAGGTTTACGTTTTCCATAAGACTGCCTTTTCATCTTTTACTTTTGCGTCATCGAAAACCGCGCCGGTTTCATCCCATTTATCTTCAGCATCCTGCATCTCTTTTTGACGCTGGCTCTCTGTGCGCTCTTGGTGACCCATATTGCCCGGGACGTAGGCCGGGATCTTGTCTTTGCGGTCCAGCACGCGCTGGCGGTTATGCATGCCCGTCTCATCGATCCAATCGGTCTTATCGACAGGGCTCCTGCATGACGGGCAGACCAACGCGTCCCAATCGAAATGAAAAACATGGGAGCTTTGCAGGCACTTAGGGCAGGATATGTCGCGCCCGTTCACACCCGCCCGGGTATGTTGGTTTACGAACATGATTTTTGATTTTTCTTCAGCCACTTGTCTCCTCCCTCGTTAAGGTGGTTCCACACCTCAAATTCTTTGATGTTCAAAGTTTTGGCAATGTCCATCGTGTTCTTGCGATAGACGTAAAACATGCGACAGACAACGTCGCTAGGGCGGTCATCTTGCTGCCAAGGCATTTTCCACATCCGGCGCTTCCTCCATATGAGAGACGTTGATGACATGGAGGGGCGTGCTGACGCCCTTCACGTGCATACTGTCTGCTACGACGGTGTGAGCAAACCACAGGTCGCCGTCCACTTGCTGCACCAACCGCCACATTCGGTTGTTGGATTGCATGTAAAGTTTTCCGGGGATCAATGTAATTTCTCCTTATCTGAATGGTAGATGTAGTTACTGTTCAGTATGGCGCGGGCATGGTGCATGGAAGCCGCGATCAATGACATGATGTCTTCAGCATCGTCCAGCGCCATGAGGATCTCAAGGCAAGCTCCGGTGGTAATTCCTGCAAGACGCGGGGACTCCGGTAAATCTTCCAATCTTTTCGACAAATCAATCATTTCACTCATTGCTTTTGCATAAGCTTCCTTCTGATCGTCGTCCTCGTCATCAAAATCGATCACCCGCGCTGTATCCTCTCCCATGCTGCGAGCATTTCTATCCTATCTTTTTTTGACAAGTCGTCCCGCTTGAGGGAAGATTTTATCAGATTGTCCATCTGAAGGCAGGCCCGTGGCCACGGCATGCTTGAGGCAAGGTTCTGCACAAGTTTGGCTTCGTATATTTCGTCTAGTTCTTCTTGGATTGGTTTATTTAGTTCTTCTTCTATGAGGCGCTTGGCAATACTCATTAAAAAAACCTCCGAGGTCGTAACTGGTTAAACACACGTCGCAGAACGTAAGAACGCCCTACGCTTAGAAAGAAATAAACGGCGGTGATTTGGGTTGCTTCGACCGGGCTCGGCTCTAGACCAAACAGGGGCAGTCCCCAGTAGGTGAAGCACCAAGAGACCACCAAGCCGACCACGGCGTTGGTATGGGCCTCGATTAAACTCATCATGCGGGATTGCATAACTCCTCCTCTGGTTTATGGAGGCAGCGTAGATATTGTATGCGAGTATGTCAAACAAAAAGAAACGACCCCCAAAGACAAGGGAGCCGTTTCAGATTCAACAAGGAGTCAACAAGGAATCATGCTGTACGACATGAGTAAACGTGTCGTAGGACTCAGCTTGAGTATCCTATATCAACGCATTCATGGGTGCAATCTAAAAATACCTCTGTATAATTTTTTTATGCATAACATTCGGCGCGGGACGATTGGAGAATTGATCTGCGCTCTCAAGCTTATGAAGCTGGGGGTGGACTGCTCCATTGTGAACTACAACGAAGCAGACATCATAGCCGAGGTCCGTGGGCAGTTGCTCCGGATCCAAGTCAAGTCGTCGGTTATCAAGAAAGACCGGAAGACGCTTTACTATCATTTCTCCACGAGCTCTGGCTCAGAGAAACGGCCCTTGGATAAATCGGGCTCGGATATCGTGGCGCTGGTCGCGGCAGACATAGAGCGCGTGATGTTTCAGCCTACTGCCGCTTTGAACACGAAGACCGCTCGTTTACGAGCGGATGTTTTTCGGGACGATAATTTAGAAGAAGATTCGTGGGCCGCGACTATTGAAGCGCTGTCTCTTCGTTAGGCGTATAGAACAGCATGGTGGCGTGACAGTCCGGGCAACTGTAGTTCGTGACGATGATGTATTCACCATCGTACTCTTCATCACAGTCGTGATTGCCGCCGACAATCATGGGCGTTCCGCAGTGCAGGCAATCAGTCATCGGACTTGATCTCGCCCCATCCGCCGCATCGTTCGCACTCGATCCATTTCACACGGACCTCGGTCCACGGGTCCGGACTGTAACCGCCCACCTGATACTCGTCTTCGACCCTTCCTATGCCGCCACAGTCGGGGCATTCGATATCATCCATCGGCTCTCTCCCACTTGTAGAAGATGTGGTCGTTGATGCGGACCACCCGGCGCTCATGCGTGCCCCACTCGGGGTAAACATAGTGCGCGTGATAATGCGTTGCGCCTTCGGTCGGATCGTCTGATCCTCCGGCAAGGGCTTTTAATGCAATGTTGTAAGCTCGCTTGTAGGCTTTCTTGTCCTTCGGCTCGTCGCTTTTCCCGTCGCAATAGTAGCTGAACTGGCAGCGGTGCTTGACAGGTATGTCCGGGTTCCACCTGTACCGTGGCCCCTGCTCTACGACATCACAGACGTTACCCGGGAACCGCGCGTCATGGACCCTGTTTAAAATTACATGCGCGACGGCTTGCTGGCCAACGCGGGGCTCTCCCCTTGCCTCAAAATAAACAGCCGTGGCTAGGCACACCACCATTGCTTCAAGCATTGGTGGCGACCCACACCACGGCGTATATCGCTAGTTTAAGCGCGGCTATTGCCACGAGTGTCTCAATCATCCTTGACCCCTGTACTTCTTGAAGTTGCGCCGCTGGTCCTTGCTTTTAGGACGAGTGCGAGTGCTGTTCCCAATCGTAGTCTTCTTCTTGAATGGGACACTGTAAACCGGACCTGTGGTTTTCTTAGCCATCCGGGTTATGTTCCTTAAAGTCTTTGTGCATAATCTTTAGCTGACCGCTAATCGTGCGGCCCTGCCTCTTGGCCATCTCTTTGATGTCGAGATAAACCTCGATAGGCACCAGTACAGACTTCCATTTGGTGGTATCCATGTTCCACCTCCTTTCGACTGCGAATATATACGATAAGTTGGTTAGCGCAAGCTAAAAAAGGCCCCGCCGAAGCGGGGCCAGTTTAAGGGAGGAGCCAGCGAGGGAGCGTTATTCCGCTTCACCCCAACTTGCGCCTATTTCTATATCACACTGCGCCGGAACCTCCAACGGCACGGCGGCCTTCATAATTCTGGCAATCTCTTCGGCTTCTTCCGGCCCAGACACCGACATGGCGATTTCGTCGTGCACCTGTATCAAAGGCACGCGGCCCGTGGCGTAGATATCGACCATCGCTTTCTTGGTCATGTCGGCAGCGGACGCTTGGATCAGGCGGTTCAACGCTTTGTAGGTGTAAGCCCGCTTGAGACGGGTGGTCTCGCCGTACTCCTGCACCGCTTCGCGATACGGCAGCGCCTTGTTCATGGCAAAAGTATCGGGCTCCCAGAGATCGAAGCGGCACTTACGACCGAGGATAGATCGTATCGATCCGCTGCTACTTCGGTCGTTCAACCTGTTCATCACTCCGTTCATCAGACCTTTCACAAACGGCACTCGGTCATGGTACTGGCGAACGAGGGTTTTGGCCTCATCGACGGGGATGTCTAGCTGTTCAGAAAGCTTGTTGACGCCCATGCCGTACATCATGCCGAGGTTAATGATCTTGGCCTGCTTACGCGGGATTTTTGCCATCTCAGCGACCATCGTGTGAAAGTCGGTGTCGGGGTCCGTGCTATATGCCTCGACAAACCCTGCCGCGCCGGACAACTCTGATCCGCGACTCCTGCCGTAGACATGCGCGTAGTGAACCAAGATCCGTGGTTCCTGCTGCGAGTAGTCAATAGCTGCCCACTGCTGATCTTCTTCCGGCAGGAAGAGAGAACGGATCATAGGGCCCAACTCTGGATCGCGGGCCGGGATCTGTTGCAGGTTGGGATTGTTCATCGAAATACGACCCGACACCGTCCCGCCGTTGTCCGACCTGATCTGGTTGATGTGCGCGTGGATTCTCCCATCATCGTGACAGTGACTGAGAATGGTGTTGATGAAAGTACCGCTGGTCTTGTTAAGATTACGCGCCTGCGTAATTAATCGGGGAAGTTCGTGCGGATGGTCTGAAAGAAACGCCTTCGTGAAAGATGGCGCACCTTTTTTAGTTTTGGGGTAGGGGACACCGACTTTGTCGAAAGCTTTTGCCAAGGACTGGGCCGCCCAAATTTCAACATCATTGCCCGCAACTCGCCGTATTTCTTTAAGGACATTTTTTTCTTTTTTCAAAAGGTAATTGCGCGTCTTCTCCACCCTGTCAAGATCAACCCGGACACCCCGGAACGTCATATCCACCAGACAGGGCAGCAGATCAAGTTCAAGGTTTGCGATAGGCCAGAGTTCTTCCTTGCTGAGTTCCGAGGAGAACCGTCCCCAAAGTTCTAGTGTGAGCTCGGCGTCAGCTTGTGCGTAAGGCCCGACAAACTGGGCGGGCATTTTCCACATCTCGGATTTGGGGTCTAGCCCAAACTCACGAGCTGCCGCTATCAGGGCTTTCTCAGACTTGGTCTTGTTGAGGTAGTCGTAGGACAGAGCATTGAGTGAGTAGCTGAAACGGTTCTCGTCTAACAAAGATGCAATCAGCATTGTGTCTATCACGCGACCGTTGATGGCGAAGCCCATCTGCTTAATCCAGCCCATGTCGTATTGGGCGTTGTGCATGATCTTATCAGCGGGGCAATCAAATACTTTCTTGAGCCACTTGTTCACCAGACGTTTATCGAGGTTGCCGCCGCCCAGATGATTGATGGGCAGATATCCTGCCCAGTCTTCTGTTGCGACAGCGTAACCGACAACCTCGCCGTTGCCGGTGGGCCAGCCCGGCCCGTTCTTTTTTAGGTCCGGGTCGCGTGTCTCAACGTCAATCGCAATCTTCTTGGCGTCAAAGATGTCGGGTAGCTCGGACGGGGGCACCCATTCACTTTTCGGCACAAACATCCCCATCTGCAAGGAGGCCATCAGTCTTCTCCCCCTAGCGCGGCATATCCGCAAATATCTACCCAGCTATCCTCGTGTTCGGGCGTGACAATCAGGCGAGCAAGTTTTACAGCAACCATGCACTGGTATACCTGCGAAACGGTGATGTCTTTTTCCAGCAAGACTGACCACATTAACGCTATTCGCTCGTGATTTTTGTAGGCTTCTCCGTAAGATTTAGCGCGGGGGCCGTTAACAAGTTCTTTGGCGGTCTCCAAAATTTCATCGCGCTTCATATTAAGTAACTCCGGTTCAGGTCTTCGGGTTCTACAAAATAAAGATTTTCACGTGTTCTTGTTACGCCAACATAAAACACGCGGTGCAGATCATCGGCATCAATAGCTGCCGCAGCCTCTGCCGCGGGGGAAAGGTCCGTGAGCAGTACGACGTTGTCCGCCTCACCGCCTTTAGATCCGTGAATCGTGGACACTGTAACGCGGGGCTCGGCATT